GGTGCGATTTTGATACGGCGGTGAGAGCCTCAGAAAAACATTCGGGCATAGGATTTATGTTCGGTGGCTGTCCATATTTCGGTGTTGACATTGACGGCAAAGAGGAGGAGCTTGAAGCATACCAAAGGGGAGAGAACGGCAACATCATATCTGAATTTATCTCCACTCTGCAAAGCTATACTGAGATATCTCAATCGGGCAAGGGCATACATATCATATGCAGAGGAACGCTCCCGAAGCGTGGCAGACGTAAAGGCTCAGTTGAGATGTATGAGGACGGCAGATTTTTCGTTATGACAGGCAACTCCTGCTCAGAATATGAGGGCATCGCAGAATGTTCCGACAGCATAAAGCCATTGCACGAAAAGTATATAGGAGGCGGTCACGAGCCTGTGGCAAAGGCTGTTCCTGCTGTCAGACTTGACACCGCAGACCAGATAATCAAAGCGGCGGCAGGTGCAAAGAACGGCGGAAAGTTCGTGTCACTCTACAGCGGAAGAACCGCAGGATATACCTCTCAATCTGAGGCTGATATGGCGTTCTGCTCAATGCTTGCGTTCTGGACAGGCTGTGACGCAGAGAAAATGGATATGATATTTCGTTCCTCTGGTCTTATGCGTGAAAAGTGGGACAGGGCGCAAAGCGGTTCGACCTATGGCGCACTGACCATTCAGAAAGCCATTGCAGATTGCGACAAGACCTATTCGCCAAAGTTTGCAGGGGGATTTTCTCTTAACTTCAAGTCGCCCTCTGAGCCGATTTCTGTGGGTGCTGTGGAGCAGGAAGAAACCAAGCCAAGACTTTATTCATTTGACGATACGGGCAACGCAGAACGCTTTGTTGACCTTTTTGGCGAGCAGGTGAGATACTGTTATACAGACAAACGCTGGCTTTGGTATGACGGCAGAAAGTGGTGTACCGATATGACAGGCACAGTTAAACGTCTTGCTGATAAGGCTGTGGCTTGCATGGCGGCAGAGGCAAAAGTGTACGCTCAGCTTGACGCAGACGAGGGAACGGATATGGCGAAAGCCTTTGAAAAGCATATGAAGTCCTGTCGTTCTAACAAATCAAAGAACGCCATGCTAAGCGAGGTCATGCACCACGTTCCTGTTCTGCCTGCTCAGATGGACAGATTTAAAACTGTTCTCAATACCCCGGGGGGAGTTATCGACCTGCGAAGCGGCGGCATATCTCCTCACGACCCTATGACATATCTGACGAAAATGACAGCCGTTGAGTATTCAGAGAACGCCGATTGTCCTCGCTGGCTTGCCTTTCTTGACGACATTTTCAGAGGGGATAAAGACCTTATCAGATACGTTCAGAAAGCTGTGGGATATTCCCTGACTGGCTCGACCACCGAGCAATGTGCGTTCTTTCTATACGGAACAGGACGAAACGGCAAGTCAACTTTCATTGATATCATAAGGGATATTTTCGGGGACTATGCGGCAAATATCCAGCCTGAAACTATTATGGTGCGTTCAAATCAGAGCACCGCCATAAACAGCGATATTGCAAGGCTCAAAGGTGCAAGGCTCGTGACAAGTGTTGAGCCTAACGAGGGCGTTCGTATCAACGAGGGCCTGCTCAAACAGCTTACAGGCGACGATACTGTTACGGCAAGAAAACTTTACGGCGACGAGTTCGAGTTCAAGCCTGAGTTCAAGCTTTGGATGGCGACAAACCATAAGCCTGTCATCAGAGGAACAGATACGGGCATATGGCGCAGGATACATATGATACCGTTCACTGTGCAGATCCCCGAAGAAAAGATAGACCGCAGGCTGAAATACAAGCTGTCGGCGGAGCTTACGGGCATATTCCGCTGGGCGGTTGAGGGCTGTCTGCTGTGGCAGAAAGAGGGGCTTAAAATGCCTCGTGCCGTCCTTGAAGAAGTGAGGGAGTACCGCCGTGAAATGGACGTTATCTCTGCATTTGTTGAGGATAAGTGTACTGTGGGCAAGGGCCTGAGCGTTAAGTCAAGTCAGCTCTTTGCGGCATATCTTAACTGGGCTGAGCAGAACAATGAATATCGTATGAGCTCAACAAAGTTCGGTATGGAGCTTGCAAAACGCTTTGAAAAAGTAAAAGGCAGAGGGTGCAATTATTATTCAGGTATAACCCTTGACGAGCAAGTGTAAGTATCTGTAAGTGTGGAGGGTTGTGGATAGGTTGAGGGGGTTTCTTAACCTTTCGTATAAGAAAATAAAAAGAATATATATAAAGAAAGAGTTCTTGAAAAACAGCGAAAACCCTCCACAACCCTCCACAAAAGGGGGTATCAACTATAAAGATAGATTTCAAAAGAATGTCACAAGAAGAATTTGCACGATATGAAGATATGGCGATAGACGGCAGGCTCATCTATGACGAGTATCCTGCTGAGGAATATAAGTATTTCTCACAGTTATCAAGACTTGGCTACAAGAACAGGCATGAGGGCTGGTCAAAAGAGATATGCGAGGACAAGCAGGCGGAATACAAGCGGGAATATCTTCACAGCAAGGAGCGAAACGGCAGGTTTTTCAGGCAAGCCTGCATAATGCAGGAGAATATCCGCAGAGGGCAGACAACGGTCTGGAAGATAAACAAAACGCAGGACAGGGAAGAAAAGCTCAAATACGCATTGCAGGCACTTGAACTGATACTCTGCGACGAGGGGCTTGCGAAACACAACGGCGTAAACTTACCTGAATATGCAGGCTGTGAATACTGCAATGGAGTGACAGAGTGGAGCGAAAAGCTTGGTGCAGACGGCAAGGAAGTCCGTTTTGAGTTCTGTCCTGTTTGCGGAAGAATGATCGAGGAGGGATAAAGGTTGACAATACAAGAAAAGATATCACGCTATCAGCTGATACCAAAGCTCATAGCCAATCTTGAAGAAAACAGGGCAAGGATACTGAATGGGAAAGCCGTATGCTATGACAAGAATGACAGTTCGGCAGGAACGCCCGGCAACACGGCTGAAAGTTCAATGCTGAGTTATGCCTGCAAGGGTGAGAAACAAAAGGAGCTGAGCGAAGAGCGTGCAAGGCTCACGCAGGAGATACAGTCTGAGATAGACGAAATGTTCTGCAATGAGGAAGCTGAAACCATAGATACGGCAAGGATAATCAAGCTGTATTTCATCAATGGTATATCGGTGAAGAAGATAGCTCACAACTATATTTTCAGAGATTACAAAACTGTGCTGAGAATGTTTCACAATGGCTGTGAGAAATTAAATATACCACACAAGACCACTCAATACCACTTGCAGGAACGCACATAGTATGATATCATTACAATAGCCAATAAGGCAAGCAAACATTTGCGGACCTCCATAAAAAAGTCCGACGGGGCGAAAGCTCCGTATGCAGGTCGAGAGCGCACGAACTTAAAGCCTGCACCAGTGAAACTACTCCGCATAGTCATGAATATGTGTTGCTGTAAGTGTAATCGGAGTTAATGGCTTACAGGACAGCCTGACGTTAACGGGACCTAGCCGCAAGGGCTGAGCAGGCAGCGGCAAGAATGCAGGTCGAGAGCGTGCCAGCTCAACATCTGCTCCAACATTTACAAAACTCCTTATAATATATTTGTGAGAGGCACTCCTATGGGGTGCCTTTTGCGTTGTTGGCGATTAAGTGTGCTATTATAAGTATGTGTATTGAATTCGTTGGTAGATCAATTTTCCTTATTAAATTTACAAATATTATTTTTTCTAAATAACCTATAAAATCGGCTAAGTTTATTATAATATATTTAGTTAATTTTTTTATAAAAAAAGCATTG